GTAAAAATCTTTCTTTAAGCACAGTTAAAAGAATGTATTCTTTTTTTGCTAGGCATGAAGTAGATAAGAAAGCTCAAGGGTTTAGGAAGGGTGAAGAAGGATGGCCATCTGCTGGAAAAATAGCATGGGATCTTTGGGGCGGCGACCCCGGCTTTACTTGGTCTAAAACTATTGTTGAGCGAGCTAAGAAAAGAAAGAAATCAGAGCTTACTGGATTCTCTACGTATCCTACCCAAGAAATGATAGCTTCTGCTAAGTTAGGCATTAAACTTAGGGAACAGCACAATGTAGGCGCATCGTTAAAGTCACTTTTGCTGGGCAAAAAGATAGCTAGAGGTGAAGAATTATCTGATGAAGATATAGAAAATATGAAATCATTTTTTTACTTAGGTAATTCTCAGATGTCTTACAAGTCTAATAATTTAGGTGTGGCTGATAAGATAGCTTGGCTTATTCATGGGGGCAATGCTGGCTATGAGTTTGCTAGAAATACATCGTTGTTACTTAAATCAGATATACAAAGGCACAGTGAAGCTTATTATGAAAAAAGATTTTATACTAGAGAACGAAGAACAGACTACGCTAAAAGAGGTTGGGCGTTACCAGATGGCTCGTTTCCAATTAGGGATGTAGGTGATTTAAGGAATGCTATTCAAGCTTATGGTTTAGGTAAGAATAGAGCAGCAGCTAAACGCCACATTATGAAGAGGGCACGTGCCCTTAAGAGGACTGAGCTTATTCCAGAGAGCTGGAGAAAAAAAGAGAAGTCTGAAGATAGCTTTGAGTTAGAGGAGAAAGCCAAGAGGGGTGGCGATCCCAAGACCCCTGCGAAACCTTCTGAAAGGATTAGAGGTTCTGCTAGAAATAAACCGGGCACCGCTTCTGGCACTAGAGGTAAGATATCACTAAGTGATTCGGTTACCAAATCTCTTCAAACAAAAGTAAAAGAACATAATGAGAAGATGGAAAAAGCTGGGAAGAAAGACCGAAAAGTAACTTTAGGCATGCTTAAATCTGTGTGGAGAAGAGGCGCAGGCGCTTTCTCAGCTTCGCATAGGCCCGGTATGGGAAGACAGCAATGGGCTATGGGCCGAGTCAATGCATTCCTTAAATTAGTGTCTAGCGGTAAACCTAAGAATTCTAAATACACAACAGATAATGATTTGCTTCCCAAGAAGCATCCTAGAAGCACTAGAAAATAAAGTACTTGAAATCATATTTGATATACACTATAATAACTATATTGACATTGTAAATATTTTTCGGGAAAGTTCCCGTGAATGCCTTTACAGTGTTGATAGCATATAAATGACTGGCAGCGCTCACTCGCTGGGTCGCTTGTCATCACGTAGAACATGTTTCTAAACTTTAAGGAGATATACAACATGAGCTTTGATGAAGGTAGGCTCAACGAACTCAAAGATGCTCTTTCCGGTAAAATGGGAGAACAGCAAGAGCTCGCTGACTCAATTCAATTAGACGGCGAAACACTCGTCGTTGGCGACGAACAACGTTCGGCGTTCAATAGCAATATGGCCCAAATTAAAGAATTAAAGGGCTTGATTGAAGATATCACCACATTACGTGACGTTAGTGCATGGTCCTCTGAAGCTGAATACAAATCAGTAGCTGCTGAAGTAGCTGCTGGTGTAGAAGCTGAAGTGACTCACTATAAATCACAAAGTGTTGGTGAAGCTTTCGTTAATTCGGAAGAATTCAAATCACTCCAAGGTGGAAAATCTGGAGCTAATATGGCTTCTCCATTCGTTACCAAGAGTTTAGAGCAGAAAGACATTTACTCAGGTCTGCCAACTGGTACTCCAAGTGCTTTCGGCGCAGTTGAGCGAGACGGAATTATTCCTATCGCACAACGACGTAGCCGAGTTCGGGATCTTTTCCCAGCACGTAGCACCAACGCAGCCGTTATTGAGTACTTCCGTCAAACTGGTTTTACCAATGCTGCTGACACCGTTGCAGAACGGTCTGGAAGCAACTTTGGTGCAAAACCAGAGTCATCAATGACATTCGTAGGGGAGCAAGCTCCTGTACGAACCATTGCTCACTGGGAAGCTGCTCATAGGAATGTCCTTGCCGATGAACCGCAATTGCGATCAATCATTGACAATGAACTGCTCTATGGCCTTAGGCTAACAGAAGATACCCAAATCCTTTCAGGATCGGGTACAGGAGAAGATCTTGCTGGTATTCTAAACAATTCCAGCGTCCAGACCTACTCTTGGTCATCTGGTGCAACAACTCCAGTTGCTGACACCAAAGCAGATGCCGTTCGTCGTGCAGCTACGCTTGCGTACCTAGCATACTACGAACCAACTGGTATCATAGTTAACCCTAACGACTGGGAAGACATTGAACTTACAAAGAACAGCCAAGGAACATACCTCCTTGCTATCTCTGTAGCTGGTGGAGCCGAATCACGAATTTGGCGAATCCCTGTGATTGATACCCCTGCTATCGCTTCTGGAACCGCCCTAATCGGTGCTTTCGGAACTGGTGCACAACTGTATGACCGTGAAGCTGCTTCTATCAGAATCAGTGAACAGCATTCAGACTTCTTCGTAAGAAACGCAGTAGTGGTTCTTGCTGAAGAGCGTCTTGCTCTAGCGGTTAAACGACCAGAGTCCTTCGTAAAAGTCACATTTGACGCCAAGCCTTCCTAAACCTTAGGGTATAGGTAGTAGCTAAGTCTTAAGACTTAACGAGAGAATTGAGAACCAGTCTCCGGCCTTCGGGTCGGGGGCTTTTTCTTTTGTAGCATGTTATAATAAGGTATGGATAAGTTTGATTTACCTGTATGGTCTTCTGATGATGTAACATCATTAATGCTGATAGACTTTGATGCTGCCGTAGGTATAACAAACCTTCTAAAATTTTTAATACAAAACAAGGGGTACATCAAAGATTCCACGATGGACCTTATGTTTGTGGTTAGTTCAGTTGTGCTGTTTGGTCAGAACAACCACGCTTTTAAAGATGCAGAAAAAGTAGTTTCTATAGCTACAGAGTTTTGTTTGATAGATACTGTTAAGGATAATCAAACGTTAGAAGCTATAGGATTATCAGATAACAGCGTGTTGTATCTTGCTTTACAAGATGAAACAGATGCAGCACTGGAAGCTGCTGTTTGCTTATCAAAAAAGAAAGGGTCTGTCATGCAAGAAGTGGCTATACGGCCCGCCTTATCTTTGTATGGGGATTGGGAAGATAGATCAATTAGTATTTTAGATTTGATCTTGACAAAAGGTAAAAGACGTATTAGAATATCAGAACTACGTGACATGGCCGTAGGTTCAGATTTAAATTTACAGACTGATTTAGAGTTTGTAGATTTCATTCGGAAGCTATGTACCGTCGGTCTTTTAGACACGACAATAAGCAAAAAAGGAAGCGCAACAGTTTCTATAAATGAAGAGGCGGCAGGATTGTTTTTAGTTTTTTCTGGGAATGTGGACTTAGCAAAAACTTTAGTTACAGCTAAGTCTTAAAGTGGTAAAAATGTTAAGTCTCCAAAAGACTTGACATTTATCTAGTTGATTTTTATCTTAGAATAATCAAATCCTCATCATTACAATCACGGGATAATCGCAGAAAGCGACCCCACTTACTAGGAGAAGAAGTGACAACTTACTACATTGACGACGATTTTATAAAAGAATACGAAGAGAAGGCAGCCCCTTGGGGTTTCAACGGATTGGGTTACATAGTTTATAAGAGAACTTATGCACGCCCAATATTTGAAGGAGACTCTGACACTGTACTTAGAACAGAAGAATGGCATGAGACTGTTCAACGTGTTGTTAACGGTGCTCAAGATATTGGGACTAGACTAACCGAAGAAGAAGCGATAAGGCTGTATGACTATTTATTTAATTTAAAAGGTAACGTTGCTGGCCGAATGCTTTGGCAATTAGGAACTCCTAACAATGTGAGGCTTGGTGGTGACAGCTTGGTGAATTGTTGGTTTGTTGACATTCAAAAACCTACCGATTTTTCTTGGTCTGTTGAAAGGCTCATGCTTGGTGGAGGTGTAGGTTTTTCTTGTGACAAACCTGAAAGATTAGGTACAGTTAGATCTGGCTGGGTAGAGCACCTTGATGTCAATGATGCAGATTATATTGTTCCTGATACAAGAGAAGGGTGGGGAGAAGTAATTCGCAAAGTGTTTGAATGTTACTTAGGTGACGATGACAACCCACGAAACATGGTATATGCGACACATCTTATTAGACCTGCTGGGGTTCCTATAAAAACTTTTGGCGGCACAGCTTCAGGTCCAGAGATACTTATCTCTGGAATAGGCAAAATTTGTAATGTATTGGATGGGGCTATTGGCCGAACCTTAACTTCAGTTGAAGTTTTGGATTGCATGAATATTATTGGTTCAATTGTGGTCGCTGGAAATGTTCGCCGTTCCGCAGAAATTGCTGTCGGGCGTCTTGATGACCAAGATTACTTGATGGCAAAGAGATGGGATTTAGGAGATATTCCTATTGAGCGTGCTATGTCAAATAATACTGTATTTGTTTCCCCAGAAGAAATGAAAGACATGCCAGAAGCCATATGGGAAGGTTACAAAGGAAATGGAGAACCTTACGGATTCTTCAATCTTGAAGCATCTCGTAAATATGCACGGATGGGTGAAGAGCGCTTGGATGAATCAATTGTTGGTGTAAACCCTTGCGCTGAGATACCGTTAGCCAATAGAGAATCATGCAACTTGGCAGAACTATATCTTCCCATGATTAATTCAAAGGAAGAATTGATTGACGTGGCGAAACTTTTGTACAAGGTTCAAAAAGCTATTGCTGCTTTACCATATCTTGATCCCGCATCAGATAATATAACGTCTCAAAATATGCGATTAGGCTTAGGAGTGACTGGTGTTACTCAAGCAATGGACAAAATTGAGTGGTTAGATGACACCTATGTTGCATTACGAGAGCTAGATGCAGAGTGGTCAGCTAGTCGCAATTGGCCAGAGTCTGTTCGTTTAACGACTATTAAACCTTCGGGTACTTTGAGTTTGCTTTCAGGCGTAACGCCGGGCGTGCATCCTGCGTTTAGTCAGCGGTTTGTTCAGAGAATGAGAATGGCTTCAACAGATATTTTGGTGGATTACTGCAGGTCAAAGGGTTATTACGTTGAGCCTTTGAGAAACTTTGATGGTTCTGAAGATGATAGGACTGTCGTTGTAGAGTTTCCTTGCGCTTTCCCTGAAGGGACTATTTTAGCTAATGATATGTCAGCTATTGAGCAAATGGATTTAGTGAGAAAACTTCAAAAACTATGGGCAGATAATGCTATTTCTGTAACAGTTTATTACAAAATGGAAGAACTAGATGGAATTAAAGCTTATCTAGCAGATAATTGGCATGAAATGAAATCAGTTTCGTTCCTTCTGCATAGTGAGCATGGCTTTGATCAAGCGCCTATGGGTGAGCTTTCCTTAGAGGAATACAATGAAATGTTAAGTAAAACTACAGGTTTTGGTGAAAGGCTTTCTGGCTCTACGATTATGTCCGATGACGATATGGCTTTAATGGGCGAAAATTGTGACACAGGAGCCTGCCCGATAAGGTAGCCTATATACCATAAATAGTTTATTTGTAGTGGAAATAGACTAATTATAATAATCTTAGTACCGGAAGGCTAACCCCACTAAGGAGGAATTTTCGGTTGATGTAGCCGGTCATCAACTTTCCAAATCATCTAGGATGGGGTTCAGCTTGACTTGAGCCCCATCTTTTTGTTACAATAGATGTATGCTATCTATTAAAGAATTAAATAACGCTAAAATCTATGTAGACTTAGATCATCTTGCGAATTTAATTCAGGATGTAGGGCTTTCAAACTCTGCGCCTAAGAACGATCATGGTGAGATTTCTTTACCTTTCGGCATAGCTTTAATATGCGGGATGCCACATAAGACAGCTTCAGATGATTTTGACGTGTTGGTAGACCTTATTCCACGGCAATATGTATCTAGATTTATAATGTGCTGGGATGTTATTGAGATGCAGGTTGAAGAAGATATAGTGTTATGGTCAGAAGAAGTTGGCAAAGACAAAACGGTTAAAGAACTAAGATCTCTCGCTAGAGAGATTCAATATTATGGAGTTATATAAAATGGAGCAATTAGAATTACTTGACTCATCTACTGATACAATTGAGCTTAAGACAGTTGTCAAGCATGATGAATATACTGAAAAACTAGCAGAATTTTTTGATTTTAGATTTGAAGGAGAAGTCACAACTGAAATTAAGAATCTTCCTAGTCTTCCCCAAGATTTTGGCATAGGGGCAATCATTGGTCCCAGTGGAAGCGGAAAGTCAACTTTACTCAGATCAATTAACCCAAGCCATGTATGGAACCCTGAGTGGGAGTTAGATAGATCTGTCATTTCGCACTTTGACGCCCCACAAGAAGGAATAGATAAGTTTTCGGCGGTTGGATTTAATTCAATCCCACAAATGACTTTACCTTATGATAAATTATCAAACGGTGAACAATTTCGTTGTGATTTAGCAAGACAGCTGAAAAACAACGCACTTATAGATGAGTACACTTCAGTGGTTAACAGGGATGTAGCCTTTTCAACATCAAATGCTTTTAGGCGGTATGTTGATAAGAATGACTTAAAAGGGATTGTAGTAGCCTCTTGTCATTACGATATTTTAGAATGGTTAAGACCAGATTGGGTTTTTGATACGTTTACTGGAAACTTTTATTCTGGGAGGTATCTTCGGCGCCCGTCAATACAAATTGACATATACCGAACAACTTATCACTTCTGGGAAACTTTTAAAAAGCATCACTATTTGAGCTTATCTTTAAACAAAGCATCTCATTGCTATGCAGGCGTATGGAAAGATAATTTAGTAGCTTTTGGTTCAGTGTTGAGGTATCCTAGCGGCACGGTTAAACATGGATGGAGGGCACACCGCACAGTAGTACTACCGGACTTTCAAGGGCTAGGAATTGGTAATAGATTTTCAGACGCAATAGGACAGTTGTATTTAGATGACGGAGGTAGGTATTTTTCTAGAACGGCCCATCCTAGTATGGGTAACTATAGAGAGAAGTCGCCACTATGGAAAGCAACTAGTAAGAATAGAAAATTAAGAACAGATATAAAGCACCAGAATGTTTGGAAAAGCCATTATGCCGACAATACTCGCATATGCTGGTCCCATGAATACATAGGCTAAATTTAAGTCATTTTCCAAATACGGACTTGACATGTAAACAAATCTTTACTAAAATAGTAATATGAATCATGAAGAGAGATGGAGTATTTACTACGAAGCTTTGCAAGGCTATCAACAAAGATACGGGGACGCTTTAGTACCAACAGGTCATTTAGAATTCTTAGATGGCGGTATAGAGATAAACTTAGGTCACTGGGTTAGTTATATGAGAACACGTTATCGGCAAGGTTTATTGTCCAATAGAAGGATAAAACTTTTAGAAAAAGTTCCTAGTTGGACATGGGGTCCGGTAAGGCCGGGGCCGAAGTCAAAGAACATTGTAGTAGATCGTAATAATAAAATAAAAATCGCTTATGCAAAAGGAGCGTCTGCATCAGCTTTAGCTAGAGAGTACAGTTTAAGTAGGCAGTGGATTTATCAGATAATTAAGGAGAAAACATGAGTAGAAAAGAGAAACAAGCTGAGTGGGAAGCGGTTCTTGAATCGCTAACTAATGACTCAAAGAAAAGAAATGCACCAACCAGAGGGCTAGTCACTTGGTTTGGACAAATTGTAGGAGGGCTAGCTAGTGTAGGTATGCTTTCATTTATATCAGGATTTTTTGTAATGAAATTAAATGACTACGCCAATAGGGCTTGGGATTTTGTTCCGGATGGAGCAGGCTATTGGGAATGTTTTAACATAATGGTATTTGTGTGGTTACTTTACATTCTTAAGCTTACTATTCAAAAAAGTTTTAATGAGGTAAAAGGAAGTGTTAAACAATGAGTCTGCTTGAAGAGATAGAGACAGAAACTTGGGACGATGCTGCTTTATTACATACTATACGGATATGGGACCACAAGGTTTCAGGGCTGTCTACAACTCCTGTAGAGGAGATTCGCTTGCTTGTTGACTTTATGATTGATAGTTACTTTCACGGTGATAATGAGTTAGAGGATGATTCTTGCTGGCTAGATTTGGGGGCTTTAGCTCTTAAAGCGCATCCGTTTGCA